CACAGGTGAAGCTGAAGCTTTAGGTGACGGTTCAGGTGAAGCTTTTGCTGAAATGGGATTCACAATCGAGAAAGCTACTGTGACTGCGAAGTCAAGAGCGCTCAAAGCTGAATACACCTTAGAACTTGCTCAAGATCTGAAAGCTATTCACGGTCTAGATGCTGAGACAGAATTGGCAAACATATTGTCAACAGAAATCTTGGCTGAAATCAACCGAGAAGTTATCAGAACGATAAACCAGCAAGCTAAAATTGGTTGTCGTCAGGCAAACATCAACACTAAAGGTCTTTTCTCACTAACTAACGACGCTGATGGTCGATGGTCAGTTGAAAGGTTCAAAGGTTTAATCGTGCAGCTCGAAAGAGAAGCCAACGTAATCGCTAAAGAAACAAGACGAGGTAAAGGTAACTTTATCATCTGTTCATCAGATGTTGCCTCAATTCTTTCAGCTTCTGGTATGTTGGACTACTCTCCAGCTATGTCGACTAACCTACAAGTGGACGACACTGGAAACACATTCGCCGGTACACTTAACGGTAGAATGAGAGTTTACATTGACCCATATGCAACTGCAGATTACGTCAATGTTGGCTATAAAGGAACAAACCCATACGATTCTGGTCTGTTCTATTGCCCATACGTACCACTAACAATGGTACGAGCAGTTGGTGAAAATAGCTTTCAACCAAAAATCGGTTTTAAGACCAGATACGGTATGGTCTCAAACCCATTTGTTGGAGCTGCACCTGCTGATGGTCTTGCAACTGCAAGAACCAACCAGTACTACAGAATTTTCAGAGTGGATAACATCCTCAACTAATAAAAGAAAATTCTTTTCTAAACTAAGAGGGGCTTTTTGCCCCTCTTTTTTTGTTTCAATCAGTATAAATAGAGATATGAACGAAAAGCAATATACTGAATACGGTTATCGCGGTGCTCAGGAACTTTCTGATGCAATGCAAAAGATAAAAGAACTCGAAGAAGAATTAAAACAAGTTAAAGCCGAACTCACTGAAGAACGACAACAAAGAGAGGCTATGGTAAGGTAATGGCAAATCTAACTACAAATTTAAATTACTTACAACCTACCTCGTATAAGATTACGATAGATAGAGAAAACTATCCTAACTTAGAATACTTTGCTCAAAGTATTACACATCCTGGAATGATACTAAACCCAGTTGAGATGCCATTTAGACAAGTTGCTGGCGTACCATTTGCAGGTTCATCACTAACATACAACGAATTATCAATTACACTAATACTTGATGAGAATTTAACTGGTTATGGTGAAATGTACGAATGGCTGAGAAGGGCTTTAACAGTTCCAGAAGTAAAATCTCTTCGAAGAAATTTTGTAAAAAAGACCATACCAACTTATAGCGATATTATGTTATCGATACTGTCAAGCCATAATAATAAAACAAAACAAATATCATATAAAGAGTGCGTACCAACATCTTTAGGAGATATTCAGTTTGAATCTACTGCAACTGGTACGGAATTTATTACATTCGGTGTAACGTTTAGATTTAGTTATTTTGATTTAGTATAGATATAATTATTAACGGAGATATATTATGATTGATTTGAAAGAAGTCCTAGCTGAGTGGGCTAACGATAACCAGATACATGAAACACATTTAGACGAATCCTCAAGAAAAACACCCATATTACATTCTAAATATTTAGAGAAGTTAGCTAATGCAAAGCTACTACTTAAGAAAGCAGAGTTTTCTCAAAAAACTTTGTTGAAAGAGAAATGGCTATATTACAATGGCAAGATGGATCAAGAACAAATTGAAAAGTTAGGATGGGATCCAGATCCATTTGATGGTTTAAAGATACTCAAAGGTGAAATGGATTACTACTATGATGCAGATCCAGAGATACAGAAGTCAGAAGAAAAGATACAATATTTTAAAACACTCGTTGAAACATTAACAGATATAGTTGACACAATAAAATGGCGACATCAAACAATAAGTAATATAATTAAATGGAAACAATTTCAGTCAGGAAACTAACACACGCTAACTTACATATAGATTGCGACTATGCGATAGCTGCTGAGCTCAAAGAGTTCTTTTCGTTCTTTGTACCAGGATATCGATATATGCCTGCGTTTAAACGTAGAGTATGGGATGGAAAGATAAGGCTTTTTGATTCTAATAGTGGTGAATTACCTGCGGGTTTATATCATCATTTTCTAAGGTTGTGTAAGTCGCGGGACTATAAGGTCGATCTCGTAAAGACAGCATATGGTTTACCTGATGACATGAATGAGATACAGCCTGAAGAAATATATGATTACTCTAAGAAGTTAAATCTACCATGGGAACTTCGTGATTACCAGTTTGCAGGCATATTTCATGCATTAAAATATAAAAGAGCCATATTACTATCACCTACAGGTTCAGGTAAATCGTTAATAATATACTACTTAGTAAGATGGTATCTTCGCTATGCAGCTAAGAAAGTATTAGTAATAGTTCCAACGACATCTTTAGTAGAACAGATGTATAGTGACTTTGTGGAATATAATATGCCAGAAAAAATGGCGCATAAGATATATTCTGGAAAAGAAAAGACTGACGAAGCAGAAATTTATATAAGCACGTGGCAATCTATTTACAAACTACCTAAAGTATGGTATAGTCAGTTTGGTGCTGTATTTGGTGATGAATGCCATGGATTTAAATCGAAATCATTAATGAATATAATGAACAAAGCTACAGAAGCAGAGTATCGATATGGAACTACGGGTACCCTAGATGGTACTCAAACACATGAGCTCGTATTACAAGGATTATTTGGAAAGACATATAAAGTAACGACAACAAAAGATCTGCAGATAAGCGAAGTATTAGCAGAGTTAAACATAAAGAGAGTAATATTAAACTATAATAAAAAGATAAGAGATGAATTTGGACCAAGGTCATATCAAGACGAAATAGATTATATAGTAACATATGAAAAAAGAAATAATTTTATAGCTAACTTAACGTTAGATCAAGAAGGTAACACACTCGTTTTATTTAATTACGTTGAAAAACATGGTAAGCCTCTTTTTGAGTTGATAAATAATAAAGCAGACGAAAAGAGAAAAATATTCTTCGTATCTGGTAGTACACAGACATCAGATAGAGAAGCAATAAGAGGAATCGTAGAGAAACAAAAGAATGCAATTATCGTGGCTAGCTTGGGTACTTTTTCCACTGGGATTAATATTCGTAATCTCCACAACATTGTCTTTGCATCGCCGTCTAAAAGCCAGATTCGAGTACTACAATCGATTGGAAGAGGACTCAGAAAGTCAGACAACGGGAAACCAACGAAACTCTTCGACGTTATAGATAACCTATGTAGCAAGTCAAGAAAGAACTTTGCAACATTGCATTCAGAAGAAAGATTGAAAATATACGAGAGAGAAAAATTTATGTTTAACACCTTCGAGATAGATTTATGAGTAAAAACGATATAAGACAGTTTAGATTATCAACAGGCGAACAGATCATTTGTGAAGTCCTAGAATGGGACGACGAAGAGACTAGTTCTGTGCTCGCGCGCGGGATTTTGAAGATCATAGAAACAGATGACTGGAAAGCAGGTATAAGGCTCATAGCTTTTAGACCATTTATGTCATTTAACGAAGATCCAGATATAATACAAACCATTAATAGTGAACACGTAATAGCAGAATCTACTCCTGCGCTTGAGCTTTTAAAACTATACATGAGGTGTATAAAGAAAGTTAAAGAAGACATAGCTAAATATCCAGATTTACCGACTTTCGACGTTGATGAGTTAAATAATTTAAGCGACGACGAACTTCGAGATTATGTAACTGGTGAAATGGACAGAATGAAGATAAAACAAGCACTTGAAAAAAATACAGATTCAGACAAATATGATAATGTTATAAAATTTAAACCTAAAGACACGACCTTCCACTAGGGATATATCTCTCCCCTAAAAGATCTTTATTAATTATACCATACTGACAGGGTTTGTACATGCCTAAAACATCATATCATATGAAAAAATATATGTTTACAAAACATCAAATATTTGATAGAATTATATTATTAACGCGAGGTAATTATTATGGCTAGAACAAAAAAACGCAGCGTACATTATGTAGATAATGCTAAGTTTTCAGGCGCTGTTGTAGACTATTGTACGATAGTAGAAAAAGCTAGAAAAGATAACGAAGAAATTCCAAAAGTACCAGACTACGTAGCGCATTGTTTCTTGCGTATCGCTGAAGGTCTATCACATAAGGCCAACTTTATTCGATACACATATAGAGAAGAAATGGTGATGGATGCAGTAGAAAACTGTCTTAAGGCTATAGGTAACTATAACTTAGAAGCAGCTACACGTAGTGGTAAACCAAATGCATTTGCATACTTTACACAAATAACTTGGTACGCCTTTCTTCGAAGGATAGCGAAAGAAAAGAAACAACAAGACATCAAACTTAAGTATCTTACGAGTTCTGGTATAGAACAGTTTGTTACACAAGAAGATGGGT